TTTTTAAATAGTCAATGCGTCTATAATAATCCTCAAACGTTGTAGATTGATTTCCAAGTTCGATTTGATATTTTTGGATAGCAGTTGGTGTTGTAGGAGATGTTCTTAGGTAATAAGCGTTAGCAGGTGTTATGAATGTTCTAGGTTTTGAATTACTATCCCTACTCATACCGCTTATAAACTTTTTATTAATATCATAAAATGCTACAACCTCTGGGATATTTTGAGTGTACTGTGTACCGGGAGAGATTGGCTCAAATTGACTTGTAGCGAAAGATTGAGAGTCACTTACTTTACCTGTCGTATAACTGACAACTTTATTTTGGATTGCTTCTTGCAATCTGAAAATGTTTTTTCCCGTTTTGATAAAAGCGGTATTTTCAGGTAATAATGTATTTCTAGCGACTTTAACACCTGTAATACTATTATCTGCGATTTTAAAATCAGCTAAACCTTGATTAGTGATATTCTTCATCAATTCATCTTTTTCTTCACGAGTTAAATCTTCAAAACGCAGATTAAAGTCTTTATTATTGTCTTTTAAAAATGATTTAATTTCTCTATTTAATTGTTCTCTGTAATCTTGGCTTAATAATTCCATGAGTTGACCACTCATTACAGACTTAACAACGTCCTCTAAGCGACCGCCTCGAACTTCATTTCCTAAACTTTTAGAAACGCCATCTTCTTCGATGTAAAAGTAGAAATTAGCAACCTGTACACTTTCGCTTTTATTCTCTAAGTAAATGTAAACATCCATTTTGCCTGCATGACGTATAACATAATCACTTACGACATATTGAATAACGCCACTTTCAGGTATGACAACATCAACTGGCTCATTAGTAAACGTTGAACCATCTGATGCAACTATGTCGATTCTAGGTGTCATATTAGTCGTGTACAAATTAACAGGATCATATACTTTTTCGTTAGCGTAGTCCACTTCACGTTTTAAAAAGATTTTAAATGCAGCACTACCTTTATCCATTGTATATAACGTCACATCTACGTTTCCTAAATTAACACCACGTTCGTTAATATTCGTTTCAATTTCTTTCGTTTTATAAATATCTGCCATTTTGACACCTCTTTCATAAAATTAGGACTATATGCTGTCAGCACATAGTCCTGTAAATTAAGATTTATATCTATCTCGTATGAAGTATTTGCCTTTCATACCGATTTGTGAATACAAGTTATAAATAGTGTTCGCTTGATGCTTACACCAGTTAATATCTGTTGCGTATTGGTGATTACCCGGTGATTGTGGATTCCAACGCATTCTATATAATGTTTGTTGACCGTTGTCTATATAACCTTTTCTGACAAATTTAGCGCCACCAACAATACCTTTGTAAGGTGTAGTCCAACCTTCTGCTCTTGCATAATCAATCGCTTTGTTTGGCGCCCAATCAACCGCATTTATACCAAAGTAGTTGTAAATTCCGTATCGTCCACTTGCAAAGTTTGAAGTTCCATATCCACTTTCTAAGAAAGCATGAGCGATTAGATAGATTTCGTTAATATTGTATTTCTTACAACCATCTGAAAAAGCTTGTCCTTGTCCAGATAACGAACCCTTACCTTTAAGAATTTGATTCAGCTTACTAACTGGAATACCTTGATATTTACCTAAATTAAGCATTTGGTAACGCATTTTGCTATTATTCCAAATCGTTGCATTATTCATAGCTGCTGACGTTGCACTACGACTAGCGTTATACCAGCCACTACCATAATTAACTTGTGGCGCTTTAGCCATTTGAATGTTAAGCGCATTATTGTAGGTATATTTACTATAAACAACTGTAACAGTAGACGCTTTTTTCTTAACTGATGTTGTAGTTTTTGGCTTAGTCGTTGATGTATTTGTAGATGTTTTATTATCACTACTTGAAGTGGTTTCTTCATCTTTTGGCACTTCAACTTTAATCTTACGTTTAGTTATTTTATCTGATGGAATATCATTGAGTAATTTTTCTCTATTTTGATATAGATTAATCAACGCTTCTATCGTCTTATCTTTAACTTTTTTACTTGGCTTACCTTTTGCTACTGTGTTCCAAGCGCCATGTTCTAATATAGTGCGCCAATACTCACTTTCAATCACGAAAGATGATTGTTTCATTGGAATGCTATGAAACTTCATACGACCAATTAGATAATTCATTGCATGTATTTCATTTAAAATAAAATCACTTTGACTATCTGAGTAGTCGCCACAAACTTCAATAACTAGACAATCTGGTGCGCTTGGTACCTCAATTTGTTCATATCTTGGTTGCCAAATATAATTTCTATCAATGTAGTAATGAGGTAACTCTGCATCTCGGATGTATTTTCTTCTCGTTGTGTATAAATCAAGCACACTACACATTGTTCCAGCGTCACGTATTAACACTTTCTTAGGCGACCTACCTCTATCTCTACCTTGTGCTATTCTATGTGGAATAAACGCAGGATAGTTTGTATCTATATCGTCAACAGTAAATTTAATTTCTTTTACATCTTTAACTACTGTTTTTGTTTCAGTAGGCGTAGGTGTCGGAGTGCTTGGTTTAGTTGTAGTGTTAGTATCTTTAGGTGGTGTACTAGGTTTTGGTTTTGGTTTTGGCTTTGGTTTAGGTTCTGCTTTATATGGTGGTCTAACAAAATAAAGACTTCCACCTCTACCACTATAATCATGGTTTACATATGCAGCGACTGAACCTCTGTATTGGTTAGCACCATACCAGTTCTGGTCAACGCAACGAAAACGATTAGTATCACTAGGACCAACAACAATTGCAGTATGTCCTGCCCATCCATAAGTCCAAATAGCTACGTCTCCGGGTTTCGGAATAAATGAGGGAGTATTTGCATATATTTTCCATAAAGTATTTGGATAGTTAGCACGTCTTGCCATAGCATTCGCATTACCCCATGTCCTAAATCCCCAATATCTTTCAAAGATGTAGTTAGGTAAGTCCCAACATTGATAACCATATCTTCCATCTATATCGACACCACGCCGATTATTAGCCATCCATTTAGCCCAAGCTACGACTTGCGAAGCTGTTGGTTTACCACTTGAAGGTAAAATTGCCATTTATCCACCTTCTTTTTTGCATAATAAAAAGCCGACACAAATGTGCCGACTTAAAAGAAATACTGTGCTAGTCCAAAGGCACCGACTATGATTGTTCCAGCAGTGCCTATGAGAGCCACAGTAATCTGTACACTATTCTTCTGTTTTTCTGAGATTGTACCTTCTAATTTCTCGATTTCATCTTCATGATTTTTGACGACAAACTTAATTTCTTTGATTGCGTCCCATTGTTTACTGTTAGTATCGTTTAATTGCTTTATATGCTCATTTGTATCTTTTTGCACTTCAAAAGATTGTCTTTGATAAACGTTACCCTCGACAATTTTTTCTTTTAACTCGTTGATGTGTCTTAAATTTTCGTCATCACCATCTTTGATTTTTCCTAGAATATCTTCTCTTGAGATGCGCCATTCTTTATATGTGACGTATCTATCTTCTGCCATAGATATCAGCACCTCCGATAAAACCAATCACAAAACAGATAGCTGATAAGATACTAAATTGAATAGTAGATAACCAATTGATAGCGTTGTAAATACTTGCTGATGTCATTAAAAAGTAGAGTATCGAACAACTAAACCCTCCAACTACTAACAAGTAATTACAGATATTATTCGTACTTTGTCTAGGTAGAAAGAAAGCTGCAATCATTAAGACTAGGCTAGCCCCCATAATAATAAGCCCCCAAATCCATATAGGCATGATATGGTGCAAAGCGATATAAAATTCACTATCGCCTAAAACGGTTCCTTGCTCTTTTGTGAAAAAGAAACCTCTCGCAAAAGTAAAAGCACCTAACCCTAACAAAAGAATAAAATTGATAACTTCATTAAAATTATATTTCAATAACCACACCTTCTTTATTAAGTTGTTTCTGTACTATCTATCGAAGTGTCTACATCACTTTCTTCATCGTTGCTTTCATTAGTACCAATTTCCACTTCGCTACCAATATTGAGCCAATCAGTCCAATTGTTACCTACTTGATCTAATTTTGAACGAAGGTAAATAGCGTTTGTTTCGTTAGGCGAGTAAATAACCTTTGTGTAATTACCATAAGCTAAGATTTGTAACATGCCTTCTGTGTCATTACCATCAGGCGTATGGAGTGGACCAACTGCATAAAAATATCCAGAAGTATCAACAAAGTCCATTGTAGATAAATCTGGATTAAGTATTTCTCTCACTTGACCGTCATCTTCAAATAACGGTTTATTTTGATTTAACTCTTTAATTTTATTTGTGACTGCTTGATTGATTAGTTCATTAAAATTATCTGGTAAGTTCGACGGTGTTACTTCATCTTTATCTGCTTTGTTGTTTAAAGCGTTGTTAAAATCAACCGTAGTTACATAGTTAGAAAGTGTAGTGTCTAAATCTGGTTTTGTGATTGCTCCAGATGTTTCATCACTTAGATTTTTTCGAATAGTATCGGCTTCATCACGCATGTTTTGAATTGCTGAATTAATGTCTTTTTGTGCCGAATCTACCAAGTTGTTCGTTCTTCTTTCAGTATCAGTTACAATTTTTTCTAAATCTTGCTTTTGTTCACTGATAAACGAATTAAAACTCAATTGAATATTTTCAACATTTTCAATACCAGCAGACGCAGCAATCAATCTCTTTTCAGCTTCTTCAATTAAATCATCGATTTGACGAATATATCTTACTTTAATATCTGCACCAATTTTATTAATCAATGCATCTTTAACATAAAACCTAAACTCATTAAGAATAACAGTGTCCGGTCTGCCAACTGCTTTCACTCTTACTTGACCATTAACCCACGTATCAGTAGAAGCCTTTAAAAAGTCTCTATCAATAACAAATCGAATGATACCATTTAGTGAATCAATGTATTCTACTTTAGTTAAAGAAGTATGAGATCCGTTTTCTGACTCTACATATAAATCAATATCACTATTTAAACTGCTAATTTGTAATGGATATTCATCTTTTTTTAACTGGAACGTAAGGATAGCAGTATTGACATCTAAGTTGTAAAAAACAATTTGTTCATCGCTTAATGGTTTTAAATAAGGTGTGTCACTAGCGACCAATTTAGCGTTTTTATAAATACCGTCAATATCCATTGAACTCATAATTTAACCTCCTTATTTTTTAGTAATAATTTCATTTCTAATATCATAAGCTGATTCATAGTTAGGATAGATTTGTTTAAATGTTTTTTCTTTTTGGTTACCATAACCAGTTGATGTAAATGCTTGAAATGCATTGTGTGAGCCAGTTGGAATAAATTTAATATTTTGAATAAGTTGCTTAATATGACAAACACCTTCTGAACGTCTAACTTCAACAGGACACATAACTTCTGCTGTTCGATTTACATCACTTGGCGTAATACTAGACATCTGAACTGGTGCGACTGCATTGATAGGTATTGTATGAATACCTTTCGGCAACTTGTGTTCTGTTTTAAATAATTGACGTTTATCTGATTTTCCATTACCACTCCACGGGTTGTAGTTTTGTACTACCATTGGATTTACACCAAATGTTGCGTCCCTATCAACCTCAACTGTAATAGATCCGTTCATTTCAACAATGCCATTTGCTGTAATCACAAACCGTTGTTGCGTCATTAACATTCGTTGCCACTTATTTGTAGCAACAAGACTGAATGTAGGTACGCCTTTGTTATTATATCTATCGCTATATACAAATGATTTAGCGAATGCTTCGTTTGATGTTCTACCTTGTCCGCTGTTATTCGTCTGCATTAAACGAATGATAATATTACCTAAGAAATTAACGCTACGCCACATTTCTTCTGCACCACGAGGTTTACCAGCACGTCCTTCATAAATTTCTGGTAAATAAGAAGTGATATTTTTCTTAATACCTACCCAGTTAGAGAATGATGACAATGTACTAGAACCCCAAGTAACTAAATCTCCATGATTGCTCACATCTTGCATGAATTGAGTCATAATATTGTGGTCTTGGTTAGAAAATCTTGGATAGAATAAACAATAATCTGATACTTGGGAAACAATGTTATGACAATCAACATGCGCAGTAATATGATTTAGTCCTTCGACTAACTTTTTCATATTTTTTGATTCTTGTTCACTAAATGGCGCTTTTCCTTTGAAGTTTTTACCAGTCGAACTTGTACCTTTACCAACTTTCCAGTTGTAATCAAAATTACGATTAAGGTCTACGTTATTAGAGTTTTCTCGATTATCGTTAGCAAAGCCATGTGGATTAACAATAGGTACACATACAATTCTTACATTTTTGCGTATATAAGCTAGATGAGGGTCAGTATGCCATTTGTTTACAACTAAATCTAAGAAACGACTATTAGCGTAAAATGCACTATATTCATTACCATGAATACAAGATGTTAATAATAGTGTCTTACTATAATGTTGTGGCTCAAAGGTGTATGAATAAACACTGTATTCTCCTGATTGATCTTTACCAATATAAGTTTTACGACAATACTCATTATCAACAAATTTATCGTAAAAGATTTTTAAATTTTCAACCGGTTCGTTGTGCAATGGCGTTTCATTTTCTCCACGTTTAGCTCCTTTGATATATGGTGGAGTCCAAAGATAGGAGCTATCAGCTGCGATGTTCAACTCTTTATCTAAATCATTTCTGATTGAGTTAAAGTCACGCCCTAATCTAGCACCTAATGTTTTAGATACTTTACCGTCTATACTTGCTCTTGCGTCAATAATTTCTTGTTGATCATTAGCTAATGTAGGTACTAAAAATGCTCTCATTCTAGCATCTAGCCAGTTTATAGAGTCTTTTACACTTCTTGTCGAACCGTCAGCAAATGTATGTTTGATTTGATGTGATTGGTGCGCTTCGTTATCAACAAAATTATGTCGATGTAATTGATCTTCCACGTAAGTTACCATGTCACGTGTAGAAATAAAATTAAGTTCTAGTTCTCTTACGTGTCTAGCGCCAAATATATTTTCGAGACTCGTATAAATCGTCTTACGCATTATCGCTGACCTCCTTAATTTTCAGATTTCCATTTTCATCAATGGTTAACTCTTTATTACTTAAATCTATAATTGTTCCATCTACTTTCTTAGCAGTTAATTTTGAAGATGTATCAATAGAATCTAACTTCTTCTTATCCTCAGCACTCATTAATCCGGCTTTATCAGATGAAGCATTGTTCTCTTTTTCCATTTTGATAGTAGTAGCTAATATACTTGAAGTTATTGCACTATTTGTTCGATAATCTCTTACAAATTCTCCGCCACCTAAACCGCCAATTGCGTTTGCCGCTACACTAATACGATTCATATATCTATCGTACCTTTTGTAATCACCAAGCGTGACTTCTTGATTAATGATTACATTGTTTAAATCTAAGGTGGTTTTAACTTCAACTATTCTTACAAATTCATTTAATCCTAATACTGAATGACGCACCTTAACTATATCGGCCACTTTGGGTATTGCATTAGGATAATATTTATTTAAAACTATGAAATCCAAACTTATAGAACGTTTGATAGAATCATCTATAGCCTTTTGTAATTTGGCCTTCATCAGTTCTTCATCTTTAATACGACCATCTTTGATTGGATCACCATGATAATATCCAATATCTTTCGCATCAGGATGTTCAAATTTCATGATTAAACCTGCACCTGTTATACCTTGCTCATCTGTATAATCACCATATCCTCGAATATATGTGGCCATTTCGCCAGAATCTTCTTCAACCTTTAAAGCGTTAGCATTTATTTCGTTATCAATTTGATAATTAGCTCGCTTTTGGAGATATGGAACAAAAACAAAAGTATATTTCTTCGTTTTTTTATCAAATTCAATATCGAATTCTAAATCCCAATGTGCCATCGCTTTTTTGATTAGTTCTTCAACCGTTTCACCTTCTCCAGCGTTTTCAAATTCTGATGAAGGTAATTTCTCTGTTAAGCGATAATTTAATCCTGAATCTTTAAAAGCAATGTCTAAGAATTTTTCTGGTTTAAAACTACCGTTAATTGGCGCGTATATTCTACGACGCTTTATAATATCAATTGGTTTATAACGACAAGTTATAGATACTTGCTGTTTGTTTCCTACAGATTGACGATCAATCATAAATACTAAGTATTCCGTATCATCATCTGGCCCCCAAATCTTAGAAACCGACCATCTTCTGTTGATTGATCTAACAACATCATAGTTATATTCGTCTTCATCTAATTGAAACTCGATAATAGGTTCTGAGCTTACTTTAGATGTATGTTCTACTGTGGTGTAGACTGGTTTGCCACGACCACGTGGAGGACTAATTAATATTGGCAATTTGTAACACCTACTTATAATAAAATTTCATATCGAATTTGACTGATTTTACTTGCTGATTAAATTCAAACTCATTCCAACCATGTTTAAATTTAGGTTGTGAACCTGACGCTTCGTTATTAACTGGTGTACCGTTTTTGAAAGTCTGTACACCGTCATAAACAATCTTGTCACCTTTTTTCATTTTGACGTCACGTATCGTCATAACATCTGAATGACTCATAGTGAACTCAAAGTTTTCCGTATCTTCACCTAATATAATCGTCACTTTTTTATACATATTGAATTGGTCGTTATCAGCATTACCATGATAATAAACTACGTTATTCCAAATATTTGTAAAAGAATACGTACGTGATGCATCTTGTTCATCAAATGGAATGAGCATATCTGTAGACCACAATTCACTTTCCGGACGTTTTTCTAAATCAAGTGAAGTTCCAATACTTTCAGCAAAAGGTAATTCGGCTGTTTCAAATTCTAATGTAAAATTAACAATCGTCCCTTTTTGAGAAGGAACGATTGTGTTTACATATTTAACTTGATATCTTCTACCATTAACAAAATAATCATCATTATATTGATCATGATCGTATCTTAAATTGTTATATTCATCTACTTCTTGATAATCATCTGCAATAGGCTCTATAAATCTATAATTACGCTTTTTACTTCTTCTTAATTCTCTAAGCCAAAACGGTTGAGTATCAACAGTTAAAGAATATAATTCATCTCTTAATCTGGATACATCATTTAATTTAGTTGCATCTACAAAACACGGCACACTAATCTTTCTCTTAGTGAAAACACTAGAGAGTAATACACGACCATGTGCATTTTCTTTAGTTTTATAAGTATCATCTACTTCCATACTTTCAACAATGACATCTTTAACTTTAAAACCGAAGTCGGACAAAGTATAAGATGTTCCATTCATTTTAGTTATTTCAATATCCATTATCCGACCTCCTAGAATGAAAATTTCATATCTCGTTTAGCGTTTTGATTATTAACTATTGCTGTCAATGCATCATTGTTAACATCCATTTGGATAGTCACAACGCGTTGGTTAGGTGATGCATTAATTTGATGTGTATGTTGTACTTGAGCATTTACTGATGCTGATGCATTTCTAAAATCACTTTGAATTTTAGGTACATTCAATGATGAATTAAATCCAGAACTTACTCTTGATGCAATTGAAGAAGCTAAGTCTATAACTTTACTGCCTTCTGCATTCATTCCTAAATGCATACCTGCCATAGTATAACCACCGATCGCTTTAAATACTCTTGAAGGTGAGTGTATGCTCAATGCACCTTTAACTGCACTTATTGCTCTCTTAGCCACATTGACAGCTGAACTAATAACTTGGCTTGCTCCACTCATAATACCTCGAGCTAAACCGGCCATCATTTGCATTCCGGCACTAACAAATTGTCCTAAAAATCCTTTAATGGCAGCAACTGCACGTGACATTCCACTTCTGACTTGGCCAATCACATTGACAAAACCGCTAATCACACCTGAAACAAATCTAGCCATTGCACTAATGATAGATGATACCCATTGAGCGCCATGAGAAATAATAAATCCAAGTGCTTGAGCCATTTTCGTAGCGACTGTTTGAGCTACTCGACTAAACCAATTAGTTACATTTGACCAAATTTGACTAACAAATTGAGTTGTAGACGACAAAATTTGAGACCAACTTGAAATACTTGTTCCAAGTATAGAATTTAGACTAGCGAATATGAAATTAGAAATTTGAGAAAAAATTGACTGTACTGCACCCCAAATGGTATTTAGCACATTCCAGAAAGTATTTTGTAAAGTTTGTAGTGCACCAGTAAAATCGCCAGTAATTAACTGAATGAAAGCCGTGAATAAGCCAACTATTAATTGAATGACAGACGATACGATTGCACCAATCGCAGTGAAAATTACTGATACCGCAAGCCACAGTCCCTTAAACGCTTCTACTAGGAAATTAATAGCTTGTACAACTACGACACCTAAAATTTGATTAATAAAATCGCCGAATTGTTGGAAAATCGGAATTAATGGTTCGATTGTTTGCATGATATTATCGTATAACTGCATAAACCAGTCAATCACAGACTGAATTGCGCCACCTATCGTGCTAGAAATTACATCCCACGCATTTGTGAGTGCATCTCTAACACTATCATTCGTGTTCCATAGCCATACGAGAATCGCTACTACTGCAGCAACTGCACCAATGATTAATAAAATAGGAGCATCTAAAGCAAGGAATGCAGCACCTAATCCTTCAAGTGCAGTCATTAAACCACCGCCAATTGCAGTTAAACCTTCAATAGCAGTACCTGCTCCAGTTAAAACTCTTGCAAACTTACCGATAAAGTCAATTGCTCCCATAATTGGTGGACCTAGCGTCATAAAGATACCAGCTAATGTTGCTATCAATCCTAACATTATACCGATTGATGGGTGCGCTTCAGTTAATTTAGCAATGAAGTCTGTCATAGCGTTTGCAACATCTAATACAGCAGCTGCAAATGGAGCCATAGCAGTAGCAACATTAATAATTATGTTGATGATGTTTCCTAGTAATTGGATAAGTTTAGGTCCGTTCTCTTGAACATATTCAATGAACTTTTTAAATCCATCACTTTGAGCAATTGTGGCACTCCAATCTTCAAATTTTTGTGCCATATCTGCTAAACCTTGTAATACTAGATGTGTATTAGGCGCAAATGCTTTCATTAAGTTAAAAATACCTTTGAATGTTGAACTAAATATCTGTCCGATTAAAGGTAAGTTTTGTTTAGTATATTCAATGAATGACTTGATCGCATTTTGACCTTCAACGGATTGCGCCCATTCGTTAAATGAAGCACCCATTTTTTTAAAGCCTTGCGATACCCATTTAGCTAATGGAGCAATTTGTGTAAGGACACTAATCAAACCACTACCAAATGAGCCTGCAGCTTCTAGCATGTTATTAAATATTCTCACGCCAGTAGTTCCCATCATTTCAAAGAAACGTTGAGCTACTTGCGAATTTTTAACCCAATCAAGCATTTTAGCACTTGCTTGTTCCATTCCTTTAGATACGCCACTAATAAATGGAGTAAGTCCAGCTAATGCGACTTTTGCAATATCTATACTATTTGCTAACGTATTGAAGATTTGAGCCTGATTCTGCTTAATCAGTCCAGCCCATGCGTCTTTTAAGCTATCTAATGAAGCTTGATAGCGTTCCGTTTCTTTAGTGGCCTCTAATGTTCCATCAGCTAACATAGTTAAAGCACTAATTCCCATAGCGCCAAATGCAACTACACCTGCACTAGCAACACCAAATGCACCAGCTAAACCTAATGCGCCACCAGCTACTACGCCAATTGCATTCATTACTGCCATTAAGACAGGAACCAAACTTGCGATAATCGGTACTAATAACGTAATGTTAGAAATCAAAACACCTTTTATCATATTTCCGAATACAGTACCAATTGTGCGAATTTTAGTCGCTAATCTATCCCAAGATTTTGTCGATTCATCAATACCAGCACTTAACGCTCTCAAGAAACCTTCTGCTTTATCGCTATCAAATTCTATCCGAGTACGAACTTTATTAGGAATACTGCGTAACATGGCTTTAAAAGTAAGAACTTCTGCATTTGCTAATCCAGAATCAACTTCAATAGCTGTTTTCACTTTTTTTCCGTCTAAGTTATTAAGTTCTCGTTTAGTTTTGTAGAACTTAGTAACGAATAATCTATCATTCAAATCAATTGCAGTCTGAACTGATTTATGGTCTAAAAGATTTAACGCTCGTTCATAGTTATTTATTTTCGCATTTGCTTTATTAGTATCTGCATCTATTTCTGGTTCTACATGGATTTTGTCTATATATTCTAAATCACGTTCTATAGCGTCGATACCTATATCAAAATCATGTTTATCAATATCAACTTCAACTGTAGGCTTTTCGCTTTCAAGACGTTCAATCTGTGCATTAATTCCATCTATTTCAGCATCAAATTTAGCTTTTTCTAAATCAACTTCAGGACTTGCATCGATACCATCGATCTCTTCTAATCGACGAATAACTTCTTCTTTTTTAATCTCTAAATCAATAATATCTGCGTCTATTTCTGCAGTTGAACGCTTTCCATCTAATTGATTTAATGCTTTTTCAGCTTGTTTAACCTTAGTTTCTAATTGAATATCATCTGCTTTTAATTCAACATCATCAATTTTTCTAGCTACTGAATCATACCTTTTTAGTAAGTTGATAGCTTGGTTAATAGCTGATTTAAACCGTCCAGTATCTGCTTTCAATTCGTTACTGACTGTGTATTCAGTGTTAGGCACTATTCCACCCCCTTACTTATAGCTCTTTTGTTTGCATTAGCTATTGCTTGAAGTAATGCATTTTCATTAGGTGATACTTCATCATTTTCATTAGCAAATTCAATTGATTTACCTTCTAAAATTCTTCTGTAATTATCTTCATAATCAAGAATATCGTTAGCAGTTTGATAATAGTAAACGTGTTCTGGATTCTTTTCTGTACCAACATTTTTAGTAGCTGCTGCATCTCTAATAGCAAATGCTAACTTATATCTTTCGAATTCACTGCGAAGTACATCTAATTCCAAGGCCCACATTCGAAAATGAAACTCACGAAGTGTTAAATTATTAATTTCTTCAAGACTAGTAATGTTTAAGTCCGACATACACATTAATACAATTCGTTCATATGTAGCCGGTAATTCTTCATTTACTTCTCTTTGCTGTTGTTTAGAATATCTTGGGTTAGTACATTCTTTCCCAATTCCTCAATAATGATTTCACCGAATTTTTTAAGTGAACCATATTCTTTGATTAGTGAAACTAAGATTTCCTCTAATTCTTCATCATTTTTTGGCGCATATTTTTGATTGCGAGTTGTTGCTTTAACAATTTTTGACATAGCAATTAAGTTACCAGATTCAAGTTTAGGTACTAACATCTCTAAACCTTCACCTAAATTGATACGGTCTTGTACTGTGAAACCTAACGCTTTATCAATCGCATCTAATTGACCTAATCCAAAATGCATTTCTAATTCTTTTTTGCCATTTTTAATTGTAATCATATCTACACCTCATCATTTTATTTGTATAAAAAAGAGCAGGCGTATCGCCTACTCTAAAAGTTTTTTATTTATCAGTTGTTGAACTTGTGCTACTTGTAGTGCCACTTACTTTAGGTTGTGGAATATTATCTGCTAAACCATCATTAGCAGGATCATCTGCAGTAGTATTATGGAATTTATATCCATTTTCTTCCAATTCTTTTTCGATTTGATTAGGAATTGAAGCATAACCACGCTGATAACGTCCCCAAACACCATATTCTAATTCGTATTCATCATTACCACCAGATTCACCTTTAAGCGTGAACTTATTGAATTTACCTTGGAAATATTTAGCCTTATATTTGCCAGAATCTCCACCAGTACCTTCAATTTTACTTTCAATTTCCCACATTTCATAAGCTGTTTTATCAACTACAGCATCTTCTACTTCATCTGCAAAAGGATCACCATAAACCATTTTCGCAGTCGCAGTTGCAGTTGATTCAGTAGCGCCATCAGTTGAGAAACTGCCATCCATTGTGTCTTCTGAATCAGTATCAGTTTCATGACTTAATTCAAATTCTGTCATGAACATCATACGGTCTGCATCTTTCGCTTCCCCTAATTTTCTAAATAGATATAATCTATCTTTACTCTTTTTAGGATTCATCTATATACCTCCAATTTAATAAGATTTATATTCTGCAATAATTGAGGTATGCAGTAAATTTTGATTACCTTCTTCTTTATTAATGAATGTATTTGCATTAATCCTGTCGATTGATACATGATAACCATTTAAATCTTCAATGCGACTCAACATATCATCTGCAAAGTAGACTAATTCATCATGTCGGCCAACATCATTACCCTTTGACCAAACATCAACATCAATTACTAATCCACCACCAAAAGAATCTAGTGTGTAATTAAATTTTTCTGCATTCCTTTTTGTAACAACAAAAAAAGGATATGTGATAGATTGGCCAAGTTCTGTTGAATCAATGACCTCTATTCCATACCCTTGCAACTGTTTAAATACTTCGTTATATAACGATTGTTGTGGTGTTCTATTACTCATAAACTAACCTCTATCCGTTGAGCAATCGTTTTAAATCATTGTATTGATTTTGAGTTAAAACTTTGTACGTTGGAAACATGAAAGGCTCTTTATTCATGTAACGCGTACCGAATTCTAAATAGCCACTGTAATAAGCATTAGATATTACTCTATGATGTAATTTACCAACCTTTTGATACTCAATTTGTCGCCATAAATTACCTGTCCAGTAACCTTTAATCATCACTTCTTTAGCTTTCTTTTGAGCGATTCCTACACCTTCTTTTGCATTCATTTCAAGAATAAAATCAACATCATCATCTATATTGTCATGCATAGCTCTCATGTGTTTAATCAGTCTATCTAGACCTTTAGTTTCCACTTAATAACTCCTCATGAAGATAAATTGATGTTTTATGTCGATATACTCTTACATCTGCTACTCGATATCGTAGGCCTTTCAATATTGCGTGAGTTGGAATAATATCCAATTCATGATTAAAGCGAACAACGGTAATATCTTTATAGGCTTCACCAAATTCAGCAAGCACTCTTTCCCTAGATAAAGCACTACTGTTACATGGAATATTTGGTAGTATCATTTCGGTACTTTCTTTCTTCTCAGTAACAGGATTATACTTGGCCACTTTCCGAACGATTAAATCAATTCTATCTTCAAATCTCAATAGAACTTGATACTTCCTTTTCGTTCATAAGTTTCTTTAGGGAAAAGTGCTTCAATAATCGGTAAATATTCATCAAAGTCTTTAGCTTCATACGTGCTTGAGCGACCATCTTGTGACTCACTTGACATACCTTCAGCACCAATGCGGTTATATCGCTTATTTGATACTTCAACCACAATAAATGCTAATGCTTCAGGTACATCATTTGTTCGTAATTCAACTGGCAATCTAGAAAGTAATTCAGCTTTAACGTTTTTGATAATGACTTCAAGTTGTTTATCTTGTAAATCATCTTTCAAACCAATACGAGTTTTAACTTGTTCTAAGTAATCCATGTTTTCACCTTCTTAATGATTAATGGATTATGCAGTAGTAGTTGTTGTTGTAGGTGGCGTAATAGTCACTTTAACAACTGCATCAATGTTTTCTGGGAACATTGAAATAGCATGCATTAATACTGTTTCACTTGTTAAACGACTTGAATCCATATCATGTAGCACACCAACAAAACCAGTTTGATCAACACTGAATGGGAATGCTAATGATAAATCACCATTAGGATTTGCATAAGCTACGTTTAAGTTTTCTGCAACTGTGAACCATACTTCACCTTCTGGAACATCAGAGAACTCAATAACTTTTGCACCTACATAACGAGTAAGTAAGTTCATTCCAAATTCAGAACCGTCAGAGTTGATTAAACCTTCTGCTAAGTGTCCAGCAACATCATTAGGATTAACTAAAGCGATAGGTGTGATTTCTGTATCTAACAATACTGATAAGTTAGCACGACCTTTAGCTAAAGCGCCCTGTAAGTTAGGTGCTGATAATTTTGCTTTATTTGTACGTGCTTTGTTTGTTAATGCAGCATTTAACATATTGAAGAAATCTGTACGGAATTGTTTTTGAACATAACGTAACATTTCATCATCTGTACGATTAACTGCTGTACTAAATCCATGTGCTTGAATTGATTCTGCAGTAGTGGCTTTACGGAATTTTTTGAATGTCAATTCTGTGATATCTATTAATTCACGTTCAACTTTAGTTAACGGAATAACGTCACCTTCAGCAACAATTCCATCTTGGTTACCTTCAGGATTTACTGAAAAGCGATATTGTTTTAATGCTGTACCAACATTCATTGGTAATTTATTCGTAATGTTTAATGCTTCAAATAGTTTATTTAAGCTTTCTCCTAAGCGATTAACGAAGTCGATTGACTTAGCTTCGCCCAAAGCTTGTACATCAATTTGATTTGGTTGTGGTGCCATTTAAAAAACCTCCATTTATTTAAATAAGTGTCGATTCTGAGCAATAGCCATTTGTCTTTCATCAGAATCTTTAATATTCATAATGTCTTCTCTAGTCATACCACCAGATTTGACGTTTTTAGGAGCGCCATTTCTGAGTGATTCTTTCACTTGTTCTTTGACAATGTTGTTAATTACATTAGTGAGTGCATCAATATTTTTTTGAGTGCTTTCTGCTTCAGTCGTTACAACAATGTCTAAAAGATCATCTGTAGCTGTAATGTTTTTCTCACTAAACATTGAACGTGCTTCGTTTCTCATAGAATTCATTGCTTCTCTTTGACGAAGTTCTTCGTTTTCTTTACGAAGCTTTTCCATTTCGTATTCGTTTTTTTGATCTTTATTCATTTTAGCGAGCTTTTCAGCTTCTTTAGCTTTTTCATCAGCTTTCTTCTGTTCACGAGCAACTCGCTCTTTAATCAATTGATTAACTTCTTCTTGCGTAAATGTTTTTTCAGTCTTATCTGACTGCTCTTGTTTATTGTTAGAAGTATCATCTTGATTACTTTGGTTTTGCTCGTTTACATTTGTTTCTTGTGTTTCAGTAACGTTACTTTCTTGTGCCATGAGATATACCTCCGTTTATAGTCTGTCGACTGTTTATTCCATACATGCTTTTAGTGTCTTCAGCACGTTTTGGACATAAAAAATAGCCATCACACGTATGTGATAGCTAATCAATATCAATTACTATTTTCTTATCAGTTCTATACTTACCTTTACGTTCTTCAAAGAACTTATCACGCCAATTACCAACGTGTGGAGCAGTAGAACATCTACAATGTGGATGTATAGGTGCAGCATTGACACCGGGAACCATATTCTTTACTTTGAATACCTTACCGTTTAACTCACTACAAACTGGACAAACCTTTGTTTTTTCACTGTCTTTCAACTTGCTTAAATCTAGGTTTTTCTCATAAAACCCCGGTTTTGGTAATTCACTTTTAGATGCTAAAAACTCATACTCACCATCTTCACCAAGTGTTTTTAAATAAGATAGACGCTGTGCTTCTGTTTGCGCTCTAGCTGATTCAGTAGTTAATAAGCGTTTAGCATTGTATGTTGTTTGGCCTGTTTTCTTTTTAAACTCTGCTACATACTCGTTAGGATGTCTGCCACGTACAACTACATTCGTTGTGATACGTTCAACTTCTTCTCTTACTAAATCCATATCATCCCATAAACGTCCTGACCAAGTGACCTTATGAAACTTACTATTAGCAATAGCTTCTGCTTTTTCTTTGGTAATTCTAAGGTCAATGCCTAATATTCCTGCCTGTTCTTTCACTTCACGGTTAATTGAATCAACTAATCCATTCTCAATCGTCTTTTCTACTTCTGCAGTTGATGATTTAACTATCAAATCTAGATTCTCTTTGAGTAACTTCTCACGAGAAATCTTCATTTTGACATTATATTTCTTTAATTCTTTATTTGCTTTCTCACTAAAATCTTTATTCTTAACATATTCTTTTGCCTTAGATTTAAACGCTACCACATCAAACGCATCTACAACTTTCTTTGCTTCGGTAACAGATAAACCTTCAGAAGTAGCAAACTTTGCATAGAAAGCAAATATCTCTTTCAATATTTCTGCATACATCAATGTGATAATACGATTAATTTCAGCTGCAGTTTTAGCATCTTCAACTACGTTTTGCTCCATAACAAGCTGAGCGCGTTCTATCCAATACTGAGGATCATATTGTTCTGTCATTACCTTCATCTACCTTTTCGGATGAATTGAAAGCATCTTGATAACTGTTCGCATCAGATTCGTCTCTTTCTTGCTGACGTTCTTGCTTCATTTTTTCTATTTCTTCATGTGGATCATCTATAATATCTAGAACTGATAATCGTGTTTGTTCTGATACACCACCACTTAAAGCGTTAAATGCTTCGATTGATTCCATTAATGACTTAGGCAAGTTAGGAGAGAACTTGATTGTAATCTCTTTATATGAATGTTGCGTTAAATTTTCAATATTGATGTTATTGAATAGCAATTTATAGCGTTTCATCAAACCTTTTTTAAACAATCGTTCTTTGATTGCTCTCATTTGTTCAAGTCCAAATAGCTTATATTTCATTGCTTCTCCACTTTGAACACCACTAAAGTTTTCATCACTTAAATCAGGTGTATTCGTGAATTTATGAATGTCTCGTTCTAACCGACTTTTGTATGCTTCTGTTCCAGCCACATCATATTGTTTATAGATATATTTCACATCTGCAGTACCTTCACTACCATTGGCAGTGATACCCGGTTTAATATGAACCATATTCGCATCTTTAAATGCCTCGGCATCTTTACCATCTAATTCAGTATTACCAATAATGGCCAACATAGCATCATTTAAGTCTGTCATGTAGTTAGCTGTATCTGATTCTGCAGCATCATAAGCGTCTATCAATGAAATCACATTCTCAAAGTCGCCTTGCTTAAATTGATCGTTTAGATATTCAATGATAGGAACGTCATTATAATAATGCTCAACTATATCAATAGATTCGAATTGGCTACCTTTCATCTTGATGTAGTAAATATCTTCATCCGTATAGACTTCAACAAAATCTGTAGGTACTTTATCAACATCTTGTTTTGTATAGTATCTGACACCAGCAAGCACTTTTTTATCTAGCGACTCATCATACACAACAAATGTATTCTTTGGATCAAGTAACTTAAATGTATCTTTATCTTCTAAATCACGATACACAATTTCATAAGCACGACCATAAATTGAGAGATTTAATGCTAAATCGCTATTTACTGCATCTGCATCATTCAAATCGTTTAATTCAACTATCTTATCATTAGTATTTTCATCTTTATGGAGAATCGTAATAGGATTACCAGTAAGATAGCCAACAATAAAACGTGATACATATTTAGCGAAGTTATGAACAATTCTATGGTCTGACTTTTCATCATCTAAACGACGCTTTCCAACTAAAATATCAGTATTTCTGTTTAAGTAATAATCTTCTAATGTTTCTAAACGTGGCAATTGAAGCGTTTTATGGTTATTAATTAACTCTCTTAACTTTTCTTCAGTTAAGAGTTCTTCAATATCACTAACTAAAAAGTCGTCATTTGCTTCTTTTACAAACGTATTGTAACTGTATAAATCTGTTAGCTTTTTAACCATTTATCCTCTCACCATGCCTTTCATTTGTCTTAATTTGCTAACACTTGTTTTCTCTTTAGGTTTAAATATTAAATCAGATAGTGCGTATCTCAGCGCATCCATTAAGTGGTTGTTTTTATCGACTGGTTTATTTAACCACTTACCTTCATCATCTTGCTCAAAAATGTAAGTGTTTAATTCTTCAATCGTATTTATACAACTAGGATGTATGTACATCTTGAAACCTTGAACATATTGAATACCCGGCATAATCGAATGAGGCCCTTTTGTTGCAGGTGTAATCTTTTTAATACCTTTTAACTTCAATTCTGCAATCATTCGCATATCACCTTCTGATTTGATTTCTGCTGTCTTTAAATCTTTATCGACAATCATGTTGTAGATATCATCTGTGAGCATACCTTTTTCATAATGCTCGTCATATATCCATAACTCTTTATTAGGTAAATCTACAACTGCACTAATTAATGCAGTAGGATCATTCGTGAAACCATAGTCAATACCGTGAACTTTTAATTGAGTTGCTTTGTACTTTTCAAACCAATCAAAGTCTTTTATTTCAAAGTTTGTATAAACAAGTCCTTCAGCTACGCCCCATTCCCCATCACAAACAATTCTTGCACGTCTAGGATTTGTTCTGTACAAGTCTTCATAACGTGCAATATCGACATCATCAAGCCATTCATTCACTCGAAATGTTGTTGTGTATGAAAATGTATTGTTTAATCGTGTATCTTCATCAAAGAATGTAGGTTTCAGCCAATGACGTTCACTCCAAGGGTTGAATGTGATTGTAATTTGCTTAAAGAAGTTAGGGCTGTCAACGCTACCACGAATAGATTCAACAACGGTACTAAATTTATCAAACGTTTCTATCTGAT